TTTTACTTATTTTATATATATTATAAATATAAATTCTTTTTTTTACTATATTTATTTTTTAAATGATTCATAAATAATGTATCTAAATCTTTAACATCATTACCCATCTCAAATTGTTTTAAAGATATATTTTTACTTTCTAAAAAGTCTTTATCTATAATAACTTTACCATTATAATGTGTATTATTATTAGTATTAAATATAAGTTCTTCAAGAACTTTTGATAATATTGTAGGACTCATACAATTTTCAATTTTACCTATATTTCTTGAAATAATAGCATTTGTACTTAAAGGATAATTAGTCCAAAAACCACATACTAAAGCATTATTATTTAAATTACTATTAGATAAAGATTTCATTAATGTAGTTTGTGCTAGTTTAGTCTGCATATAAGGAAGTAAATATGTAGTTTTATCATCAATTTTATATGGAGGGGTATTAAATAATATACCACCGTATTCTTTATGATCTTTAATAATATTAATACAATATTTAGATAATATCATAGGACCAATCATATTAGTTTTAGTAATTATATCAATAGTATTAACAGAAATATCATTAATATTTTTAATATTTAATGCACCAGCATTATTAATTAAAAAAGAAGGTCTTATTGATTTATTTTCTAAACTATTTAATAAATTAAAACTTTTATGTAAATTTGTAAAGTCTAAATTATATCCTTTAGCTTTTGCTACAGTCAAATTATTACTATTTAATTCATCCGCAACGGTTAAAGCATTATTAATATTTCTACCAGTTATAATAACGTTATAGTTATTTTTAAGAAACATTTTAGCTATTTCTTTACCAACACCTTTAGTGGAACCAGTAATTAAAGCAGTTTTAAGGTTATTATTAAAAATCATTATATATAAATATTACTTTAAATTTTAAATATAAAAATAGTACATGTTTAATAAAAATAATTTATTTTAAAAATCTTTTTAATAATTTAATAATTTATATAAACATGTACTCTTTTTAATAATTACTTATGATGTCTTTTGAAGAATTATTACCATTATATGTCATTATATTTATGACTATTACGTATTTCTTATCATATCCTTTATTTTTTTAATTTGTATTTTATAATGTTCCTGTGGTTCTTTTAATAATATAAAATTAAGTAATAAATCTATCATTTCATAATATTTCTTATGCTCTATTTTTAAACATATATCATCTTTATTATCTTCAGCGAATTTTTGAATTTGTGTTGTTTTTTCATTAACAAGTTCTTCTGCTAATAAATTAAGATCTTTGATAATAAATTCATCATCAATTTTAATAAGGGCATTATCTCTATTTTCATAAATTATATTATTATTTTCAGGGAAGTCTTTATTAAAATGAATTTCTTTAGTCAATAGTCTTGGGATGTCATATGTTTTTGTAAATATATTTAATAATTTTTCATAATCTACATAATCTAATCTTTCATTTTTATAATTATTAATATAATAATTATTAATGATAGTTGAATTAACATTATTAATTTGTTTTTCAACATTACCATTAATAATAGTATTATTACAAATTAAGTTAGACTTATTATTACATATTGTTTCATTTTTATTAATATAATTTTTTGAATAAATTATACTTCTAGGTTTACAATTATTTTTAATTATATGTCTAGACTTATTATGTCTATTTGTAAATGTTACCATACATTTTGGACAGGTTAATTCATCAATACCTTTACAAGTTTTTTCATGTTCAATATAACTTTTTTTAATTTTATAAATTTTGTCACATTTTTTACAAATATATTTTTTTGTATTGGAAGAATCTTTATTTTTTTGGTTATAGATAACATTTTTTTCATTTGGGATAACATTTTTTTCATTTGGGATAACATTTTTTTCATTTGGGATAACATTTTTTTCATTTGGGGGTACATTTTCTTCACTATTTGACAAGTCTTTATTTTCAATATTTATATATTTATGTTTAGCGTTATAATGTCTTTTTAAATCATATTTACGAAAAGTTTGATAAAAACAAGCTACGCATTTATAAATTTTTATTGCGTTGTTTTGAGTCATTACTATATATAATCTATAAATAAAATCTTAAATATGATTTTTGTTATCAGTATTTTTGCGCAATAACGCAAAAACGCACGTAAAATTTTTTTTGAAAAATTTTTTTTCAAAATTTTTTAATTTTTTTTTCATTAATTTTTCACTAAAAAAATATTATCAGTTTATAAATATCTATTATCATAAAACTATCAAAAATCTATCGTGAAAATAATGCTTTTTAACATGTCAACATCTAAAATAATTTATTTTTTTTAGTTTAATTTAAATATAAATAATTATTACGATAAACATAAGAATTAAATTTATAAATATATATTAGTAATAGTATGAATTATTTATTTATAGATATAAGAAAAAGCGATGAAGTTTATTCTAAACATTTTGTTGACGGATCACAATATAAATTTTATAATATACCAATGAATATGATAAGATTTAATGTAAGTAATATAAAAAATCATTTAAAATATATAGATGAAATTTATATAGTTTGTAATACTGGTCAAAGAGCACAGTTTATTAAAGATAAGTATTTTAAGAACATAGATAATATAAAAGTAAATAATTATTTACAATTTAAATATTTAAACAAAGGTATTAATTTGGTTGAATTAAATTATAATAAGATAAATATAAATATTGAAGAGAATGGTTATAATTATTATAGTATTATGAGAATTATACAAACATTATTAGGTAGTTTAATATTAATATTAGGTGGATATACATATTATGAATTATCAAAATTTAAAAAAATAAATAAAATACCTTTAATAATTTTAATGTTATTTGGGTTAATGGCTTTGATAAATGGATTGACATCTACATGTACTCTATCCTTTTTATTAAAAAATTATTTAAATTAATATTATTAATATTTAGATAATAAATGAAATATAAAAAACAAAATAAATATCAATTGTTTTTTTATATATGTGGATTTTTTATATTATCATTTATAACTTTACTATATTTTTATACAAAAAAATATGAGTATTTTAGCAATAATTTTAAAATAGAAGAATTAAAATTTTCTACGGACTTTGATGATGGTAATGATTATATTATAACTAAATTTCATAATTTTTTATCTAATGAAGAATGTGATGATATTATTAATTTTTCAAATAAAAAAGGAATGGAAAAAAGTAAAGTTTATTCTCAAACAAATAATGGTACAAGTTTAATTAATTTAAACAGCCGTATTAGCGAACAGTTATGGTTAAGTGATAATGATACTGATGAAGATATAGAAATACAAAAAATTGTAAATAAAATACATACTTTAAACGAATCTATAACTAAAATACCTAAAATTAATCAAGAAAATATCCAAGTAGTAAAATATAATAAAGGTGGATTTTATAACGAACATTATGATGCTTGTTCTTATGATGCTGAAAAATGTAAAAATATGAATAATAATTCAGGTCAAAGAATAACAACATTATTAATATATTTAAATGATAATTTTGAGGGTGGTGAGACTAAATTTACACATGAAAAGGTAAAATTAAATGTCAAACCAGAAAAAGGGATGGCTATATTATTTTATAATGTAAGTAGTAAAGATAATGATGTAGTACATCCTTTATCATTACATACTGGTTCTGAATTATTAAGTGGTGAAAAATGGATATGTAATGTATGGTCACATAAAAATAAGTTTTAATGTATATATAAATTAAATATGATAAATATTTGTGAATTAGTATATAAAATATACAATTATTTTTATTATTCAATAATAAAAAATAGAAATGACGAATATAGTGAAAGACTTATGGATACTACTATTAAAAATACATTAACATTATCAGAATATATAGAAAAGATAGAGGAAAAAAATAATTTATACAAAATTATGGAAGAAGTCTAAATTAACCATATTTTCTACAAATAAATCTACATAAATGACGACAATCACATTTACAATATAATTCTCTTGTATAAGGATTTGTATTACTTGTTTGTGTATCTGTACCATTATTATATTGTAGTTCTGTCCATTTTTGTAAAAACTTAGGTTTATTTATTTTATGTTTATCGCAACAATTACAATTATTTAATAAATTTAAATTTTCTTGAGGAGTCATATTAGGATATTTGAGAACTTCAAAATTATATTCAAATGTTTCACTTACCATATTAATAATTATATTAATAAATTAATAATCATTTTTTTTATTTATACTAAGTTATTTAAAAATAAAAATTATTGTTAAATAAATTAATTTTTATAAAATTGAAATAATATAAACATTTTAAAAATATATACTAACATCTTTTTTATATAGATTTTTATTAAAGCATAAAAATTTCAATAAGTTTTTTTAACATTTTTAAATGTTAATTGTAAATCATAATTAGTGCTTATTAGATTTATTTTTAATTTACTTTTACACCTTTGAACATTTTAAAAGCAAATTTAATTTATTTTTCATAAAAAACAGAATTTTTATGTATCATGAAAATATCTAAAGAATTATGAATAAGCACATAATTTTTTTCTTCTAAATATTTTATAATAGGTATACTTGTATCTTTATAATTATTTTCAAATCCAAAGGTATAATAGATTATTATAAAGTTTAAAATAAATTTTTTTAAAAAGAGTATATAATTCTTTCAATAGTAATATTTATAAAAGTTATTAAAAATTATAAAAAGTGTTTTTATTAAAGATAATAAATAATAAAAATATATACATATACATATATATAATAAATTTTTAAATAAATTTAACCACTGATAATAATAAGAACGGTAGCTCCTATAAGCCCTGTAAATGTTGTAGTTGTTGCTATAATTTTGCGATTATTATAAATGATTGAGTTTAGAATTTGCGAAGATGAAATTAAACTATTTGTATAATTATTAACTTTAAAATAGTCACTAAAATCTTCAGTATATTTATACAATATATTATCTTCACAAGTTATACCACCATTAAAATAATATGAATTTGATTTGAAATTATCGCATTTTTTACAATATGTAGAACCTTCATTATCATTATATGATTTAGAAGAACATTCAACACATTTATTATCTTGTTCGTAATAACCAATAGGACATTTAACGCATACAGAATTATCATTTATAATTGAACCAGATGGGCAAATCATACATTTGTCTAGATTGTTTTCAAAAGGCATATATTCTTTTTTGATTTTATCACATTTAACACAATTATTACGATATTCACCATATGGATTACTACCTACTATTTTTCCAATAGGACAATATGTGTGTGTATATTTAGTATTTCTTTTACAAATACTACTTCCTTCTTCTGAAGTGTAACCTTCAGGACAATGCAGACAACTGCTATTTTGTTCAGCCCTATAATAATTGTTAGCACATTTATTACAAGTTATTTTGTTATTAATGATTGTATCTTCGATGCTAAATTCGCTACCAATATCACAAAATGTTTTTGAAGTAATATTTTTAATTTTATCAAGTTCATATAATATTTTGTTATGTTTATCAATAGCGGTGTCCCTTTCTTTTTGAATACGTTTTCTACAGAAACATTCAGTCCCTTTCATCATAGGATTTCTCGATTCTATCATAGAGATAGAGTAAGAAAAGATAAACAGAAGGTAAAAGTTCTTCATAATGACTATGTAATTTATTAGATAAAAATATAAATCAATTTTTTTTAAGTGATAGTAAATACTAAACAATTTTATAAATTAGAATAAAATTTTAATACATCTTTATTAATAATTAAAGCATCTTGTGATATATTAACCAATTTAATGTTTTTCATATTTTTTGCTCTTGACAAAGCTGTATATAATTGACCAGGTGCAAAATTATTATCACTAGCATCAATTTCGATATAATCTAATGTCGAACCTTGTGATTTATGAACTGTAATAGCATAAGCAAGTGTTAAAGGCATAAATTTAACATATTTATTATTATATATACTATCATCTTTATAATATTCAATTTTAAATATATTATTATCATAATCTTTAATAACAACATATGACATTTCTAATTTAATAACAATCCCTTTTTTACCATTAACAAGTTCATTCTCAAAATTAATATTACGTGTAATCATAACGTGTGCTCCAACTGTTAAAGATACTTCGTAATCTTTGACATTAATATAATTATCATTTGTAAAAGCGTTATATTTATATATATATTTTTTATAATAATTCATATTATTATAATCACATTCTTTATTATAAATACATTCGATAGTTAATGATGATATATTATCTATAATATCATTAAAACTGGTTAATAAAGGTTTATTATTTTCAATAATCAATTGATAAAAGTTATTTTTATTAATTATATCAACATCTTTTTTTAAGGAATAAATTTTAGTAGGTAAAATATTATTATCAAAAACCGTATCAGATAGCATTTTAAGTTTATTAAATTTTGCTAATGTAATTTTGCCTTTACGAATAGAATTTAATATATTTTGAAAATCTATATCATCTTTTTGTCTAATTAATTCAGTTAATTGAATACTAACTAGATTAATTTTATTCCATATTTGAGATTTAAAACAATAATCACCACTAACAGGAGGTAATTGATAAAAATCACCTATTAATATTAATCTAATATTTCCAAATGGTTTATTACTATTTTTGATTTTTGATAATAATTTAGATATTTTTTCAAAAAATACATCATTCATCATTGAAATTTCATCAATAATTAAAGTATCTAAATTTGATAATTGATGAAATTTTTTTTTATTGTTTGATATTTTATTATATAATGTATCTATACTATAATTTCCTAATCCAATTCCTAAAAATGAATGAAGAGTTTGACCTTTAATTAAAACAGCAGCACAGCCAGTCATAGCAGTTAAACCATAATTTATATTATTTTCATTTAAGTAATCAATAATTTTTATTAAAGTATAAGATTTCCCAACACCCGGTGGTCCAGTAAGAAATAAAGATTTCCCTTTTTTAATAACATCTATTGCTTGTGTTTGTAAAAGATTTAACATAATTAATTATTGATTATATATTATAGATCATTTTTTATTTAAAAAAAACTTATAATTAATAAATATGGATGAATATTATCCAGAATATTTAAAATCAAGTGATAAAGTTATATGTAATAAATGTACAAATAAATTGAATATAGATTCTATATTATCTTTTACATATTTGAAAGAATGTGAAAAATGTATAAATTTAGGATATTATGATAATAAAAAATCTCAAGAATTTTATAATAAATTATGTAAATGTAGTTATGAAAAGGTATATAAAAAAGTTTACAAATGTATAAATTGTTCTAAATGTAAAAAATGTAGAAATGAATTATTATACGGAGAATTAAATAAAATAAAAGATATAAATGATGAAAATATATGTGACACATGTAAAAATTATAAATAATTAAATAATATATATATTAAATGGATAATAATACATTATATAATAATATATATCAAGCTAAAATAAAAGAAAGTATTTATATTATAACTCAGTTAATATTAGAAGATAAAAATGGTAAAAATATAGAATATATTGAAAATACATTTATAGCATTATGTGGATATATCGGTAGTTATATAACATTAGTTGATATAAGATTATGGATAGATGTTGTAGAAGAAACTTATGATATGATTAATTCTGATAAAATTGTAATTAAAAATATATATATATTAGTAACAAAATTATGTATAGTATGTGATATATATATTAAAAATCCTAAAACAAAATCAGGAATATTAAATTTACCAAAATTAAGAGAAAAAATAGTTGATTTATTTGATAATAAAACAGAGTTGAATTACGAAGTAATTACAAAATTTGATAATGTATTACCTCCATCTGATAGCGAAACTTATAATTTAGCCAAATTAGCAATATCTGGAATACTAAAAAATTTAAGTAAAATAGAATATATAGATTATAGTGATGACACAGATGAATTATTAGAAATAAGTAATAAAACTCGTGATATATTTGATTATTTATCAAGAAAAAATTATAAATTTGAAACAAAATTTTATCATAGTGATAATGATAGTATATGGTTTCTATGGGGTATAATAAATATAATGTGTAAAGATGAAATAAGTAATAAATGTTTTAATTTATTTATGTATAATTTTGTTAAAAAGATGAAAACAGAAAGAATAGGGTTATTATGGGGGATGAGTATAGTATTAATATATTTAAATAAAAAAACAGTAGCAAGAGTATGGAATGAAAATGAAATAATATTAATAAAAAAAATAAATGAGGTTGGAATGGATATGTATAAACAAATTAAAAAAGAGTTATATAAAAATGCGGATAGTGAAGAAACTAAAAATAATTATAATAACTCAATAGATGGTTTAGATGTATTATCTAATTATGTGCCAATAATAAAGGAAACAGCATATATAGAAAATACTTATTTAAAAGATGATAGTGATGTAGAAACTAAAAAAATAAAATATAGTAAAAAATAATTATATTATAATATAATAAGAAGTCTTAAATGCCTTCTAATAAAAAGAATAATTATAATTTTGCGGATACATATTTTAATTTTATGGAAAAAAATATAAATATAAATGATATAAATTCTATAGTAATTAAACATATAAATATAAAAGAATATGAATATAAAGAAAAACGAAAAAAAGAAGCATTAAATATAATACCTGAAAGAAACTGGAAAAGAAGTGATAATTTTAAAAATTATATAACAGTAGAAAAAGAAAAAAAAACAAAGAAAAAAGAACCTAAAGAAAAGAAAATATATAATAATAGTGGGAGATCAGTACAATATAAGAAAAATTAATCTAAAAAATCATCTACTTTATCATATACATCGCTATAACAACTACTTAAATCATCTTTAGAGTCATCTTTTAAATCATCTTTTAAATCATCTTTTAAATCATCTTTAGAGTCATCTTTTAAATCATCTTTAGAGTCATCTTTTAAATCATCTTTAGAGTCATCTTTTAAATCATCTTTTAAATCATCTTTAGAGTCATCTTTTAAATCATCTTTAGAGTCATCTTTTAATTCTTTATTTAAACAAAGATCTAAATTTGTTAATTTGATATCATTATATAATGATGTATAATCTTTAAATAATTCTCTATTATCATTAATATTTGTTATATCATTATTTTCTTTATTTGTATCATAACAAGTAGAAACTATATTATTATATATTATAGATA